TTCTCAACAAAAGCTGGCACAATAAATTCATCAGTTGATGTAAAACATTGTAAATCTCTATTAGATACAAGATGACGTATAGTATTCACTTCACCTATTGCCGCTGTTATATCAATCGAATCATTATCTGCCGCTTTACCAATATCAAAATTAAAAAACTCATTAGATTTACTAGCCCACAAACCATCAGGTTGTGAAATGGTTCCACCATACCATAATCTATTTTGATGGAAGGTAACAGCTCCTGGAAATCCTCTTAGTGCTGAGTAAGATTGTTCTGACCAGTTTGTAGCTGGAGCATGAGTTTCAAGAAATGGTGTGCCACCACCAGCCGCTGAATCATTTGCATTACCACCAGCAGTGAATGTAAATGTATTATCATCAATTACTTCAGCAACAGTTCTTGAACCATTCAAGTTGCTTGCTGAAATACCACCTACACTATTTGCACTTGATATAGTAAAAGCATCACTTGCAGAAAATCCATGATTAGCAAGAGTAACAGTTACAGTTGCTACTCCATTATCTGTTCTAAACGAATCTACAGTTAATCTCTTTTTCAATGTCGCAAGTGCATTGCCAGTTGCCTGAGTTGCCGATTGGACAGATGTAATTGTAATTTCTTGATCGTGATATTTAACTGTAATACCAACGTGCTTTGAATCAGGAAAGTTGCCACCTGATTGTGATCCAGTTGTATCCCAATAACTTGTACTCGTTGTGAGAGTTATACCATTTCCAGAACTTGCTGAAGGATCAAGTGTTGTACCAAGATCTTGAAACTGAAAATATGGTTGATATATCTTTGCTCCAGAAGATTGTGTATCAAATGTTTTTGTTTCTACCTGAAAAGATGTAAGTCCAGTACGAACAAGCTTTCGTACCATAAATGTTTGATGTGCAATAAACATCACATCACCGGATTGTGCATACGTCACTTCATGAATATTGTCATGGGTAAATGGTAAAGTAGCACTATTTGCATCTTGAGTTATAGTAGTAGCAAGAGTAACATTATTACTTGTATCTATTTGAAACACTCGTATTTTTTGATGTTCAAGAGAAATAATATAGCGTTCATCATCTGAAAATATAAAAGGAACTAATCGATGTTGCTGTACTTTGTTTGCATCTATTGTCGTATCAAATTCAAATATCTTTGAAAGACCAGCTCTTTTTATTACACCACCCTCTGCTCTCAAAAAAAAGTTCTCAATTTTTTGAGCTGAGTTAGTATATACCTTTGTATCTGTTCTTGATATTAGACTAGGACTTATTTCTCCAAACTGAAAGTTAGTTAGAGGAACTTTTGCTTTTCGCATTAACTCCTCCTTTCAGCAATAAATCTGGTAGAAACTAGCTTTCGTGTTGTTTGTTGTTGTGAATCTACACTTCGAGCTTTCATCATTGCTCTGTCTGCAAGTGCAGACATTTGTGTAACCATTGTTGCATCTCTTGCAATAGAGGATGCAAATGCTAATGCTAAAGCATATTGTAATGCAACTGTAAAATAAGCTGGGAAGTTTTCTTCAGTTTGCCGAAATGTATAATCAGCAACTACAGTATCAGCTTGATCTGTATCAGCATACACCATATCACCATATATCTGATACTCCACAAGATTATCATTTACAGTAATAGCGTGAACTATGAGATTATCATTTGGTAATTGATACGCAAAATCATATCTACCAGTTGGTGCATCAGTTAATCTATTTAAAACTTTTTGATCTGTAGCAAATCGCCATCTACAGTTTTGTAATGCAGAACGGCAGATGTCCTCATAAAGATTTGAAGCTACCAAAGATTCTGTAGAACCATCTGTAAAAGATGTAATCGGTTCAGCTCCGATCAGAATCAATGCTCGACTACAAATATCAATCGAACTATCTGCCGCTGTGCTAGACATTATTAATCGCCGTCTGTTTGTGCGATTACTTGACCATCTGATATATCAACAACTGTACCATTGTTTGAAACACAAACACAATGATGATGTGTTGGTGTGTTACTATCATGAACCAATATAACATCACCAACTCTAATCATGTTTACAGCATCATTAAAGTAACCTGAGTTATTCACAGTTCCAATAGCATCAGTTGAAGTATAAGAAAAAGTCCTCTTATTTGAACTCATTGAATCCAATGAAAGATTAGCGGCACTATAAGCCATATTAATACCCCCTATGAGTTATTATCTAAGAGTTCATAGACACCATTGTCATCAATAACAACAGCACCCATAGACATCATAGATGTTGCAAGATGTGATGCTCTTTCAGCAATATAGTTTACTTCTGTCTGAACATCAGAGTTAACACCAAGACCAACAGCAGTTGTATGATATGCCATGTTCTTTCCAGCTGTAATAGCCGCAGTTGAAAAGATCTTGAACCCAAGAAATTCTTTCATAGTCATACCACCAGCAAATGGTAGATTTTGCTCACCAACAAAATCAGATGATGCAAATTCATTTATGTTAAATAAATCAGCATATCCTTTTGGGTGCATAGCAATATATCGACCACCATCTTCAGGAATGTTAGCTGTGCCAAATGTTTCAAACACAGAAAGCAAATCAGCTTTTTCAACAGCTGAACTTGTATCATGTATTTGAGTTGAGTTAGCACCACTATCCATTGCTGTGTATAAGATAGTATCGGTTTCTCTACCCAAAGCCGCCGCCGCAGAAGTTGCAACAGCTTGTCTTTCGTTGATATTTGTTTTTAGCTCATCCAATTTGTCGATGTAATCAGCGGCATATTTGTCACTCATTGTTGCTTCGACATTTGTGTGTGCTAGTTCCATCGGTGTAATCAAGCCATTTCTTGACTTGGTTGTTGCCGATCCAGTTCCAATCTTTTGGAAACGAACTGTGCTTCCAGTTACATTGTTTGCCTGACGTACAGTATTTCGTAGCTTTGATCCCATACGTTGATAAGCAAGATGCACTTCAGATTCGAACTGTTTGATAAAGGCAGTATCTATTGTATTTGCCATTATTCAGCTCCTTAAAGTTAAAGTTACAATTTACGTTTCAGATTGTCCTTTGCATTTGTCATAAAAGTTATCCATATAGGGCTTCTCTAATGCAGTACGGGTCTTTCACTTAACTTACTATTACACTCAATTCTCTGAGGATTGCAATAAAAAAGTCTACAAAACTCATGTTCATCCACAAAATATTGTTGTTTTTCTATCTCAAACCCTATCCATTGTAGCCATTTGATAGTTTTTTCATGATCTACTGGCACATAATTTTCTACAAAATCATACTCATAAGATAAAAATGAAAGAATTAATTTACTATATTTATAAAAAGATTTAGCAAAACTATCTATGTCATCAGTTCCAAGAAACCATATCTTACCACGGTAGTTGTAATCATCTAATGGTGTAACACCACACATAGCAACTGGTTTTTGTTTGTGTGTGATTGTAAATCCTTTTGATCCATCTTCTACAAAAGGCACATGAAGTGCTACTTTGGGTGTAACCCCAACCAATGCACACTCCCTGATATCAGGTAAACGCATATTATCGACAATAATATCAACATCAGAAATAACACATGGTCGAAACTCAAGGTTACCTCTTTTGATATACGTCAATACTTTATCGGTTTCTTTACTTTTTTCTTAGCCATAAATCTTCCTAAATCCTTCATCCACTTTACGCACAAAATCCATATCTTTATTATGACCATAATATCGAGGATCTTGCATCATTTCTTTTAGTTTCGTTTCGTTCATGACTTGTACTGGTTGTGTTCCATCTAAAAAAGGTGTTTGTTGCATCTGTGACATAAGCAATTCAACAACTTGTATACCTTCTGATGTAGAACAGAAGTCATCTATTGTTTCTCTTAGTGGATTTTCTTGAGGAACTATCTGATCTACAAACAAACCAACAGCTTCTATTCTTTGTTCTGCATGATCTCCTAACTCAGCGATCTCTGCATCAGCATCATATCCAGCTCCTATTTGCTCACCAAACATCTCAATACCTTTTTCAAACTCATCTTGACCCATTCCAGAGCTATAACAATGATCAGCCCACCAATCGAGCATAGGATTATCTTGCGCAAGTTCTGGATCAAGTGATTCAGGTAATAAATAATCACCAGCACTTTCAGGTCTATCAGCATACGCTTCACTTTCAATCTCAGCTAATACTTCATCTCTTATAGTATCTCTACTTTGTCCTATCTTTGATTCAAGATTATGATAGGAGTTTGCAAAATCTTCTGCACTTTTGAACTTTTCAGGCAACCACTCAGGTCTTTCACCCATTGAATTGACTGGTTGTTCTTCGCTTGTTGTTTCACGTGAAACATCTTCTTGTACTTGATCTTCCATTATGAACCTTTCTTTACTTTGTGACCATGTTGAATACGTCTTTCAATCAATCCAACTATATACCTTTGACCCTCTGCATGACGCAATACATCATTTGTAACTGCTGATCCATGCACAGCTTCAATAGTAATACTTCGTAAATACTGTAAGATAGCTTGACCAGTTGGTTGAGAGAATAAATGTGTGAAGTTAAGAGATACTTCTTCTTCTAAATTTTTATTTCTTGGGAATCCATCTAATCCAGTAACTGCTGGATTATTAGTTAGTTTGTTCATTTGGCATCTGTCCTTGTTGTTGCATCTGCATTTGTTGTTGTTGCATCTGTTGAGCCATTCTAATTATCTCTTTTCTTTCTTCTAAATCTCTTACAAGATTATCAGGAACACCAAACTTCTTAGCTAAATAGGTGGCTGTTTCTTCTGAGTTAATTAAAATGTTTGTAAGTTCTTGACCAAAACGAGCTTGTGTCAGCTCAAGAAATCTAGCTACACTACTAATATCAGCATTTGATTGTGCTTGTGATAGTGGTGAAACAGATCGTACTTTTACTTGTCTACCATTTATTACTGGTATTTTTATTCTGTTTTGTTTTTTTAGAATATGGACAACTCTTTGTAATACTGGCTGTACCAGTTCTGCTTGCAATCTTCCAAAAGCAGATCCAATACGACGGCTTAAGTCAGCCATTCTTTCTGCGATTTCCGTAGCTGTTGCTGGTGTTCTGTCAGGATTACCAAGCATATCATTATACAATGCTCTCTTAATATTCAATCGCATATCAGATAAGATAAGATTTGCTACATCAAACGATCCAGCCGCTTGAACTGGTTGCAATCCAGCAGAGTTTGGTGCTTTAGGTATAACAGTTCCAGGCACTAAGTTAATTGTATCTGGATTAATAACGCCATCATCATCCATCTGATACACACCAGAGATTGCCATCTGTGCATTTTCTAAAACAAGTTCTATTGTCAGGTTGGTAGTTTTAATCGCACTCAATGCGTTGACAAGTGGACCTCGCCCATAGACCGCACCGGGATCTTTACTCCAACGAAAACATATAAATGGATTACTACCAGTTCCTTT